CTACTCTAGCTGCAATATCTGAAACATTAGTTGCTATATCTGCTTCATTAACTGTGATTCTAGCATCAACACCTGCATTAACTGCATTGATACTATCAATTTGATCCCTAGTTTCTTGTTGAAGAAAGATACCCTGACTTGCATCATCATTTAAATCTTCTTCTGTTAAGTTAGAACCATCGGCAAATGAAACTAACTTCTGTGTAATATCAGAATCTCTGGATATCACAATTACCTGACCATCGGTAGGTGCTACGTTGAATCTAACAACATTACCTGCTTCTAAAGTATAATCTGTAGATAATGTTTTAGTAACACCGTCAAGGGTTACTGTAACATGTGATGCTTGTAAATACGGTATAAAATTAAAGTCTGTATTTACTGCACCTGATTGTATGTAGGTGTATGTGGCTATAGCCATATTGCCTCCTTATTTGTTTAAAAAGTTTATTGCTTGTTGAATAATCAACTGTCTTTTGAATGGTGTAATCTTCAATGCAGAATCACCTGCTTTACCAAAGTTACCTTGTAGTACATTAGAACTTATATCAAAAGCACCAACACCAATTTGTCCTATTGGTGATGCCGCTAAGTTAAAGAAGTTCTTATCTCTACCTGTGAAACTTGATTTATTAAAGATATTGTCATAACCGAATAGCGAACCACCCAATCCATTAACCGTATCCATTCCACCTATCATTGAGCTTCTACTAAAACCAATAGCTAATGATTGTGGATCTGCCCAATAATCACCACTAAATAGTGTAGTATCTTCACCAGTACCTCCACCTTTAAGTTCATCTCGTAAACCTACTGCTAGAGTACCCATAACTGTTGCCCAATACATTTTATTACCAAAGCGTAACACTTCGTCCATGTCTTGATGCTTTACACCATTATGTAAATTAGCATAAGTATAAGCTGCAATCTTAGATTGTGAGTTTCTACTGAATGACTGAAATTGTTTCAATATCCTACCTATTGATGTAGTCTCCCATAGTGCTGAAGTTGTGCTATCAGGATCTGCATAGATATGTGATGTTTGTAACTTAAGTGCATCCCTAAATGAATCTCTTGCATCTACGTCCCACTTATCAAAGTTCATAGCTTTAACTGAACCATTATCAGTAAAACCTACATGCTTTAAATAGTTATCTTTAACTTTGTCATATATCTTATTAGTCTTGAACACTTGTTCTCCACCTTCTTCAACCCAATCACCTAGACCTACGTTCTCAAAAGTCCTATTAGTAATCTTCTTATTAAGTAGTTTACCAATAAATCCTTCAGGATCACCATCTTTAAAATGTCTACCCCATTGAACAGCTAAACCAGTAGCCGTTGTACGTCTACCTTGTGTTTCTATCCAACCGAATGTACCTTGAGTAACTGCACCAAAAGCATCTATTTTATTTTCAACTGCACCAAGTACACCATCTTTATAAATACGTTCTGCCTGTGATACACCTCTACTAGTAAATGCCATGTCGCCCATACCAATACCTGTTAGTGTTGCAATATCATCACTAATAGCTACAGTATTCTTTGTAGCATCACCTAGTAAATGATTACGTCTTAACATGTGTTGTATAGGTTCTGCCCAAGTCTTAGCAGCATTATACATACCAATCTCTGATACTGTACCACCATACTCGGCAATACTGGCAATACCAACTTTACCCATTAAATTAGCTACACTAAGTTTCTTAGCTAGTCTAATAACGTCCTTAGCCTCTGCCTCTATAACATCACCTTGACCACCCAGACCACCATATTGAAATGATTTAATATCTTGTTTTAAGACATCATCTAAGTACTTTGTATTCTCTTGGATTTTACTAGAGTTATTAGCTATTAAGCGTTTCTTCTCTTCTAGAACTGCATCATTCCTCCAGCTATCTAGAACTTTGATATCTTTAATACCATGCTCTGCCGCTGCGGTTCTTGCTGCCATTCTACTGTTATATCTGTCTTGTGTGGATATGAAATTATCCTCCATAAGATCTGCTAATGTTTTACCATTAGTATTAGGGATTTCAACAGTGATATCTATATCAGCACGTTTACCTAATTCACCTAACTCATTAGCTGCCTTTTGAGCATTAGCTTTTGTGATAGCTGATTCAGTTGCTTTAATAACATCATCACTTGATTGACCTTCAGCTGACTTTAAGAACTTATTTAGATTCTCAATGTAAGTTGATGTCGCTTCAATGTTGTGTGTAATATCTTTACTCTGTAAACCAAATGCAAAGTCTTTTGCTGCTGTTCTTAAGAACTTCTCTTCAAATGGTAAACCATTATCAAGTATAGACTTTTTCATACCTTCAAATAAAGCTGACTCTAAATCCTCTTTAGGTATAAACCTAGCTTTAGGAGAAGCCCATGCTCTATGTATCCAGTTATCAGAACTCTCACCAATACCTAGTACACCTTGACGTATAGCATCATTAGACACTTCGTTATTCAGTTTGTTCCAGTTACTAGCAAATTTATCACCAATCTCCTGTACTTTTGCACTAGGATATTTAGCATTAAACTCAGCAGTTGTTAACTGAAGTCTATCTCTAAACACAGGTATGACATCGTTCTCAAACTTAACAAAGTCAGTATAAACATCAAGCTTAGCCTTAAGACCTTTATCAGCATTCATATGCTTTAATAAGTCATAACCTTCTTGCTTGTAAGTGTTCATTAGTGTCCCGTGGTATCTATTACGATAAATCGTCTTAGTTTCACCAGCTCTAATCTTAGAAGCACCTTGTCTACCTGAGTTATCAGGAGCAAGCCAATTATAAAAACCTCTAACATGAGCATTCTCACTATTAACTAAGTTACCTTTGTTTAGTAAATATTTTGTAAAGTTACTATCTGTATTTGCTTGAGACTTAACAAGATCATTCATATATCTACCCATTCCAGTATTTATATCTAATGGAGATGTTTCCATAGCTTCAGATACTTTATTTAAGAAGTGTGAAGCATTTAACCGTTTGTTAGTATCAAGTTCTTTAAGTTGTTTATTGAGTATTAACTCATAACCTTTCTCACCATCTACCACTAAACCTTCTGCAAAGTCACCATGTTTTAAACCTAAGAAGTTTCTAATTTTATCTGGTGAACTGACTAGATCATAGTCAATGCCAAGTTCTTTAGATATTCTCTTAATGTTAAACTCTGGATTAAGTGCTGTTTTTAATGATGGATGATTTCCTGTCACAAGTTCTCTCAGTTGTTGTACTGTATTCTTTTCTTGAGAAGCTGCTCTACGTGTAAGTGTTTGTATTTCACCCCTTAGTATTTTAGCTTCAGCTGACTTCTTAGGTACTTGTTTAAGAGCTTTCTTAGCATCTTCTATACCTACTTGAATTATGTCATAATCTTGTATTAAAGCCTTACGAATAGACTGTGCCTTAGCAAGTTTAATCTCTGATAAATGTCTAGCTAATTGAATAGCTTGTTTATTATCAGTTTCTTTAGCTACTTGCTCCACCAGTGTTTTAGCTTGTTCCTTACCAAGTTTAATAAAACCAGCATCATTATCAAGCATCTCTTTAACTGCTTTATTATTAGCAAAAGAGTCCATCGCACTACGCATACCAACACCCATACCAATACCAGCCATGAATATAGGAGTACTAAATTCATAGTCTTTCTTATATGCATTCCATACTAACTCTTGTCCACCTTGTTCAACAGTCTCAGCAGCTACTAACCACCCAAGCTTCTTAGCTGATGATAGTGATTTAAACCCAACATTAGTTAATGTTGCTGCACCTTGAGCTGCTATAGCTGAAGTTACTGGCATAAATACTGCTGCATCAAGCATCATTGAACCCATAAAGTTAACACCACTTATCACAGGATTTTCCTTAGCATAAGCGTCCATTTCTTTAAGACGTGAGTTACGTTGATTCATCATATTACCAACCATTCTAAAATCTTTTTGATTGTATGAATAATCTGCTAGTAAACTAACAAGATCTTCACTATCTAAATTCTCAGTAAAGTGTTCATATAAGTCATCATCTTTTGGGTTAAAGTTAGGATCTATTTTATCACTAGTTAATGCACCTTGCATAACTCTCTGTATACCTAAACCGATAGCTGAATCTTCAGTCAAGTGATCAACGAAATTGTCACCAGCTTCATCAATATCTGACTGTTCAATATTGGGTATTCTTTTAACCTTATCTGTTAAATAGCTTGGAGTCTCTTTTATAAAAGACTTTACTGCATTAATTGCACCACCAGTAGATATGGTTGATCCACCGAAGTCTGAATGCTTCTGATTAACAACTGTTCTCTTAGCTTCAAATTCGTTATGTTGTTTCTTAACAAACTTATTAACTTTCTCATAAGCTACTTGAGGTGAATGTTGCTGAATAGATATACTATCTTCCTCGTCAAAGTTACCATTAACAGATCTGTTTACCTTAGAAGCACCTTCAAATGTATTAGGTGCCTCTGGTATCTCAGTGATCTTCTTGTTAAATACGTCACTCATTACTTGATTCTGAAAACTCATAGGCATAGGTTGCATAACTAAATTATTATGCATATCACTGATATCCATTTTAGGAGCCTCTTGAAACATTCTTAGGTAATCTGTAGCTTTAGTACCATTAGCATCTTCAGGTATTTTACCTGATTTTAACATTTGATTAACTGCACCTGCACCAACTAAATGTGATGCCGCTATTAAACCTTCTTCTGTGATATTTAAACCACCTATTTTCTTACCTACAAATTCTAAAGAACCCTTACTTTTAAGGTATCTTTTTAGTGTAGGTTTCCATTCTTTAAAAGCACTTTCTTGAGCCTCTTTACTGGCTAGGAAATCCTCCTTACTATCTATGTCATTTTTACCTAACCATTTACCTTTAGAATCTTGATAACCTAAATCTTGTAAAGCCATCCCACCAAACTGATACTTACCTAGATATCCTAGTTTATTTACAGCATCATATTTTCCTCTAGATTCCCTCCAAGCTATTTTACCAGCAAAGTTTAAGCCTTCAGGTATTTTATCTTTAGACATATTTACCTCCTATGGAAGAACACTAAGATCATTTATAAAATCGAATTGTTCAACTGATTGTCTCTTCTTAATATTTTTTGCTCTGTCTGCATCACCTTTTGCTTCTGCTTCTGCGAAAGACATTTCTTCTTTCATTCCCGTAATCTTTTTACGAACAGGTGCTGGTGAGTTGCCAATAAAATCTCTCATCTCATCATAAGTAAATGAACCTTGAGGCATACCATCTAACATCATTTCATATTTACCTGTTTTGGCAAAGCTATGTGTCTTCTGTATGCTAATTTCATTATTAGTATCCCATTCAGTAAACCAACTATCACCAGTAAAGGCATTAGCTGCTTCAGCTTGTCTGAACTTCTGAATCTCTGGGAAACGTGAAGCATCCTTAGCAAAAGCTTTTATACTTTCATTGTTAAGAAATTGATGTTCTTTAGGTATAGTTATCTCATCTCTATTAGGCATCTCAAAGCTTTTATTACTAGACTTGAATAATGATAAAGCTGATTCCTTAGCCTTACTATCAGACATTCCTGCCAGTTTAAAAGAGTAGAAATTATGAGCTATCTCTTGACCATTCTGTACATTACTGACAAAATCCTCAGTAGTCCAATCAGCATCCTTAGATACATCATCTAACCACTCTTTGTCCACCTTAGTGTCCTCAGTACTAGTCAATTGTCCTCTAGAATTAAAGGTCGTAGCTGCACTATTTAGAGCCTCTATAGCTGCTTGTTTAACACCAGCATCCATTGACTCATCAGCATGTAACCTAGCTAACCCACGTATCTTACCTACCTGTGCTGCTCCTAATATCTGTTCAACTGATTGTCCTGAACCAGAAGCTACTGCCTCTAATGTCACTATAGCATCATTAGCTTTAGACCACTTTTCAGCACCTATACCTGAAGGTTCAGTAAACATATCCTTAACAGTGTCAGGTATTTTACCACCACCATGTATGTATTCACCAAACTGATGTTGTATCTCAGTGTTACCTAATTGTGCTGATATATCATCAATACTAAAAGTATCACCAGTTAGCTTAAGTATAGATGTGAAAGACCTGTCATATAGAGCTTGCTGCTCTTTATTAGTTTTACCAGCCGATTCATCAAAAGCACCTGACTTTCTAGTAATGTTTTCTATATATGATTCTGATTTAACCAGTATGCTATTCTCAGACTTAAAAGACTTCCTAAGCTTATGTTCATCTTGAGCTGTCAATGGTCTCCCACTAGCTCTAAACTCTTCAACTTGCTTATCAATATTAACTTCTATACCCTGATTAGTCACATTATATAACTGCTCTTTAAATGAATCAAGACCTTTAGAATAGTTAAGCTTATCAGCTGCTGCACCCTTTTTAGCTACGTGTGCTGCAAGTTTATTATATTCCTCATCAGTATCTTCAACACCCATCATATCTCTAAATTCTTTATTAGCTACAACTTCAGATAATATAGAGTTTTGTGGATCAGCTGCTTGAATCATTATTCCCCTGAACATTGAATCTTGCGACTGTTTTTTAGTTAAACCCAGTAAACTCTCTGTTGCCTCATCGGGTAGTCCTACTTCTGTAGCTGTACCTACAACATGTGCTAATGTAGATTCATTTTTAAGGTTAACCATATGTGCCTTAAATTGATTCACATCAATAGATCCTGCTGTGAGTTGTTGAGCTAAACTAGAAGCCCTCTCTGCTGTAGCATTACCCACCTTCTTAACATGTACGTCATTACGTTTATTAATCATTTGTGTCAGTACTTGACTACGCATACCTTCTATATCATCTCTGAGTTGTTTATTAAATGATTTATCCTTATAACCATCCATAAATTCCTCAGTTACATCATTAAACATGCTATTTAAACCAGCCTTACCAACATTATCCAAATCTTTAGTATCAGATAACTTCTGAGACATTTTTTCTACATAAAATGGTATCTCTGCATTACTCTCCAACCTATGTTTAGCATTTATATTATCTTGGTACTTACCATAGATCTTAGTAGCTGAACCAGCCATGTTTAATAAAAAGTCAACACTTTGGTTAGCCTGTTGAGCTTGTGCGTTCGCATTGTTGTCAACACCAGTTTCATTAGTTTGAGCTGCTTGTGATAAGTTAGCACTACCTAACTGTGGTTTATTGAAAAACTTGCTTGCCATATTGCCTCCTTATTATTTATCTGAACCAAAACTACCATCCCATTTAGATGCGAATGTAGTTACAGCCCCTGATATACCTGCCATAGCTATATTAGCATCATTAGCCGTTGTATCAAATTGCTGTAGGTTATTTATTTGTGACACTATCTGGTCACTTTGTCTCATTAGACCTAGGAACTGTCTATCAGTATCCTTTACAGCCATCTCACTTGCTTGTATATGAGCTTTCTCCACTTCATTCTGCATAGTAGCTGCCATAACATCTTTGGTTCTACCAGAGACACCAGAGCCTACAAATGCCTGTGCGAATGCATCTTGTGAATCTAATTTACTTTCTTCAATTAGTATATCATTTCTCATTTTATTTTGTTTAATCTCTACATTATTATTATGTAGATTTTGTGTACTAAGCTCAAACTGATTACGCATCTGTCTAATCCTAGCTTGATTCTGCTTACGAATACGTCTAGCCTCATTAACACCTTTCTGAGCTGCACCTGCTGCTTGTATTAAGCCAGATACTGCTGCCATTGCTAATACTCCCATATATCCTCCTATTCAAAGGGGGGAGTTATCTCCCACCCTGTTCTATTAATTGTCCTTGCCATTCTAGACTTATTATCTGTAATGGTGTGAACGTGTTTACTGTAGAGATTTTAATAACTACATCGTGTGATCTTCCGTTTACTGGAAACTTAGCCTCACGTGTGTTAACTGGTTCTCTACCTACTACAATATTACCTAGTAATTCAGGTATAAAATTGTGTGTATATATTACTCTCTTTGTTCTCTCTACGGTTATATTTAACCGACCACTATAACCTAGTGATATAGCCATTCTTCTTAACATTAATAGTGCATAACCAATCTTAGTTAAAGTACCATCTTGACTTTGTGATCTAGGTACTATTTCACTAAGTGTCACTGAGGACACATAGGTATTCCCATCTACACTATTAGCTGTACCAGATGTTACTAATTTACCAAGACTCTGCTCAACAGTTATTATACCATCAAGATTAGCTGACAACCCAGTGTCTGTAGTATAGTAATCAAGATAAGGTACATACCCTATTTGAGAATCAGTGTCTTCTGATATTTCAGCTGGAACTAATGATAATGTACAGAATAACGTATTGGTGTTATCTGTATCTTCAAATACAATCTTTATAGAATCACCATCTGAATAGATGTATTTTATATCGTACTTGAATGTCCATTTATGCCAAGCATTCTGTAAGATCTTACCTTCACTTACATAAGTATTTTGTATGTATAGGTTCTTCTTATCAGCATCTGTTCTTGCTAGAAATATATCATTAGAGAATAAACTCTGTACTATCTCACCTGCTATGAACTTCTCACAATGTTTTGTTACAGGATTATCAGTATACCCAATACCTGATTCAATATCTTGTTGGAAGGATTTAACCGTGGTAAAACTACCTTGTTTGATAGGGAAATACATTGCTCTACGTACGTTAATAGGTACGTTATTACCTAGATCAAATGAAGACACCTGTGCAAATATAGCACTAGATATGTCTAAGTTTGTAGGCATTGCTAGAACACTTTGAGATAGACCAGTATTAATTATGATCTTATTATCAATAGTGAATATATTATCTATCTTTCTATATCCTAGTTTACTAGAATCTAGTTCTAAGTCTACTGCATCACTAATTAGATATGAAGATGTAGTTGTTCTATACAGATTGTAATACTCATCAATAACACTGAACAGTAAAGTACTTTCTGAAGCAAATCCTAATCTAGAGTTATATAGTATAATATCTTTTATCTTACTACCTACTATAGATGGTGCTGGATTACTTAGATCATCACCTGCTGCTGGTACAGTGAATGTAGAATGAGCTACTGTTATAGTAGTCACACCTGCTTTAGTTATTGTAGCTGGCATAGTCTCATTATTTATAGTAGTCGTATAGCCATTAGTCTCTTCAACCCAAGCCTCAAATTCTGAACTATATCTAAGATAGTAAGTTGTTAAATCTTCATTAACGCTAGCATTGACTCTAACTAGAAAGTTAGCTGTACCTACTGGTGTTAATGAATCAGTTATGTCAATAGGTATTTTACTAGGCAATATTGATGGATTTATAATGGTCTTATCATTATCTCTCTCAGCTTCCTTTATAGTATATAGATACTCACCATAATCACATTCCACTGTAAGGTTGACTAAACTACCATCTCTAACTATACAGGTATTATTCTCCTGTGTTTGAGACTGTAAAGTAGCTGCCATTGTAGTAGCTATATTAGACGTTGAAACCGCTGTACCTGTAACAGTACCATCCATTAAACCCTTAACTATAGTAGCTGGTGTATCTGTTGTACCTGCCTTATAGTGTGCTACTGCTGTTGCTGCACCGTTTCTATATATCTTATATGTAGCACCTGATGTAGCTGTTGTTACCCAAAAAAGTGCTCTAGCGTTTAATGCAGTACTTGCTGCTGGTGTAGCATTGAGTGCCACTGTAATACCCCTATTAAGTATAATTAAACTGTCACTAGTTTCTATACTAGATATATCATTCTTATCTGTATGAGTTAAGTATGTCTTAACTGAAGCAGCTTGTGTGATTGTAGTGGTATTAGCATTGTTCTCATCAAATCTATATACTGTACCATCTGGTTTAATACCAAGTGCCACCTTTTCTTCATCAATTGTCATAGTGATCATTGCGTGTTCTTCATCATGATCCCACCCAGCATTCTGAGTCTCTACATCATCTAATGCTGCTGGACTACGCCTAGTCAACACTCCTGATATATCTGGTATCATGTTTACTTGTTCTTCAACTTGGTTGTCTAATCGAACACTAGGTGCCTGTTGTGACACCCCGTTAATGAGGCTTCGTATTACTCTACTAATTAAGCTCATAATTACCCCCTATTTTTAAATGCTATATTCTGTGCTCTTGTAGATTCTAGCATGTTTAAATCTCTGTTGTCTATATCTTCAGCATCTAGTGCCATCTTCTTATTAAATACATCTTGCTGTATTCTAGAGTCTAACTCTGGTGAACCAAAGTACTCTGCGTTATATCTAAGGCTTGCTTCAGCTACTACATATTGTCTAAATGATTGTGGTAATAAGTCCCAAACTAATTCTGAAACAATATTAGCATATAAATCAATAGTGAATACATATGTATTTAGTCTTTTATTAAAAATTCTTAAACCTCTTTGTACGAAATACCCATTATCTCTAGGTATATCTACACGTATAGTATCTGTTGATAGGTTAATATAACCATCACTATCTTTAAGTAATAGTACTTCATCAACTTCATTGAACCAATATCCTTCTGATTGTTTTTGTCTTGAGATCTCTAGTAGTACTCTTCTTGCTACTACTGCTTGTTCATACGTACTGTTTACGTTTGAAACGGGTGCATCACCAGTTACACTTAGTATCTGATTGATTGCCTCTAATTCTGTTAATAATGCCATTTAATCCTCCTTATATTTTAGTTGTCAAAAAAAGGGGAAGCAATTAAGCCTCCCCCCTAAAAACCCCTAGGAGTTATTTATTATGCTTGTTCTTCACAGCCCATAGTAATTGCTGATCCATGATTAAGGATAC